CGCCCCAAAAGTTTTGCGACTTTCTGAAGACGATCTGACTTATCTATTTGGGCTGCATTCATTTAGCAATCTCCACTTTTTTTATGTTGTTTGTTTCCCCATGAAAAGTCACATAAATGTATTGAGCGCCATCTATAAAAGATTCCATTGAAGAATCTCTAAACTTTAAACCAGTGACTGAATTGGCTTCTAAACAAAACATTATTTGTTTGTCCGGCTTATTAATTGGCTTAATTCGATATTTGCTTTGCGCCCACCATTCTGGATCGCAATCTATCCATTCATCCATTACGCCCCTTTTTTGAATTTGAGCGCCATTAGCCCAGGCAATAATTAAATCTTTATGAATCTTAGGATCGCGTTTCATGATATATCCTCCACTCTAATCACCCATTCATCTTTGGCGTTTTTGCGCCATCCGTGTACTTCTATTCTGATCCCAGCATCCCTGACAAACTGCACTGTCGGAGAGTCCTGAATCTTCTTGATGCGGGTTGCGACTGCTGATGCTGTGACTTGTACCGCAAGCACTTCATTCTTTCTCAGCGCCAGCAGATCGCACCAGCCCCACAAGTCCTGGCGTATCCTTGCCCAGTGATTCCACTTCTCGACAATCTCAACGTGATAACCCTGCTCTCGCAGATACTCCAGGCTTCTTTGTGTTGGGCTAAGTTTTGCCATTAGAAGGGAATCTCATCATCATTAAATGGTTTGGATTCTCTAGGCTTAGATAGCTCCTTAGGCTTCTGGTAATTAGGATCAGGCTGGAAGTTATCTTCAGCAAGACTAATCAAATCGCCTACTTGGGTTGGATACTTCCATGCTGCCATCTTCACCCACTCACCAGCAGCAATGTCTTTACTGGCAGTGAATCCACCTTTGTAATGCGGCTGCTTGTTTCCTTCCTTGCGCTTGTCGTTCATGTAAAGAACGCCCTTGCCTGGCTCTTGTTTATGCTGTTTCATATTTCCTCCAACGAATTCGATGCTGCGATTACGCGCATCTTGGTTGCTGCATCTAATGTGTCGATAATGCCGTGATTAACTTCTTTCAGGCGCTTGAGCTTGTCTCGCTTGGCTTCGTCATTTAATGCTTGGCTTGCCTTTATTTTGTGAACTATGTCGTGGAAGGAAATCTCCCAGCTTTCTAAATCCGTAGACCTGCCGTGTTCCACTGCTGCTCCAGGATTGTCCTTGTCCGGCACGAACAGCGGCAAAAAATTGCCACCTTCTACCTTTGCCTGTTTAATTTCCTCAACGACTTCGGCGGCTCCCATGTCTTTGACCTTAGGTGATTCAGTCTTTGTCGGCTTATCGTCAAAGTCTTGAACTTCCTCGACTGAATAGGTTCCAACCACACACCCTGGGTAAACGGCGCGAATACCTTCGCTAATGCACCGGCTTCTAAGCATGGCTCTAGGATATTTAATCCATCCTGACCCTGGCTTAACGAGTCCGATACCCTGCGCCTGACGGATAGTCCAATCCACAGTAATAGAACCACCAGAAGGATGACTAAAAACCCCTGTAACACACTCATCTGTATATGCCTTCCATTCGACTTTGCCGCCAGCGGCTTGAAAACGTGCAAGCATTGCGTCTGCCTTTAACGCTGGCTTGCCTTGAATGATGTGGTAATCCCTTGCTGCAATCGCTGGGTGTTGGCCTTCTGCTTGTGCAATCAGCATCAGCGCCATTGCTTCATCTGCGGTCTTAACGCCAAACAAGCCGGACTTGGCAACAGCTTCTGCCATTGTTTTAATGTCATTCACTGGTACTAGGTTCATCACTAATCTCCCTTTGTTGGATCATTGCATCTGCAATTAGGTAGGCATCCTTCGCTAATACGTCTGCCTTGTTAATCTGAGTTTTCATCAGAAATATTTTCAGTGCTTCTATTGCGATTTGGTCGCGTAGTTCCATTGCTATCCCCCTCTCATTTAAGTAAAAAGCGGCGAGAACCTGGCGTTTCCGTGACAAACTTTTCATAAATGTCTGGCATTGCCTGTTTGAAAAGCGTTTCGTTAAAACTCATGCTCCCCTTAGAATTGCGCCAGGTCGCAAGTGTTCTTCCATCAACGCTCATTAACGATCCCCTTGTACCCATGTACTGCTTTACTGCCACTTCTAAAGACCCTGCTTCTTCCTTCAACTGCTTTATCTTGTCCTTATACTCACGCAGAATAGTTGCAGCCTTTTCCACCGTACCGCTAGCAATCACGGTTGCGTCTGTTGATGTTGGATAGACCACCTTGCAAGCGTCTAGTGTCTCTGGCTCTGGCAGGTTTCCTGATGCGACATATCCCCACAGTTCTGCCATTGTCTTCACCAGATCGTCTTTCATCTCTGGTGTTATTTCAAAGTGGAAGGTACGGAACTTCTGTCCACCGAACAGGACTGCAAGATATATCTGCTCCACGTTATGTACCGCTGCTTCGTGAATGAGCTGTACCATATCAGCAGCAGGAACCACATTTGTTTCTTCGTCAAACTTAGACATAACGCCCATGTTGTAATTCTTGCATTCAACGAGTATTCGTCCATCTGCACTGATGTAGTCAAAGTGAGAGCGAAGCCACGGCTCAGTCGGATGTGATAGTGCATAGTCGGCATCCTTCAATTCAATGCGGTGCTTGTCTTGGAACAGCCTAGCAATAGTCGGCTCCATTACTTTACCCATATCCAGCAGCTCTTGAATATTGGAAAGATCAGGCGGCGGCATCTTGCCTTGCTTTTGCAAGATAACGTCAGCAGCTTTGCCTTGTACTGCCATACGGCTATCGCCTGACCACCAAGCTGCATTCCGCACTTCTGGTGCAAAGTCTTCTTGATTAGGACTTGTCATAATTTTTTTCCTTTAACTTGTTTTCTATGGCTTCAATAAACATATCCACATCATGCCAATAGTCATCAACAATCTGTTCTGCCTCTGCGTCCGTCAGCCCTACCCATTCTTTCTCAGGCTGCGCTAGTCGGGTGCGTATTGCGTCTTCTACTTCTAATACATGAGCGCCGTTTGGATTTGTACCATGTTGAAACCAATGAAACCAATCAAGCGCCATCTGCATTACTTCTTTGTCAGTCATGTGTTCTTCTCCTTTAGTTGTGCTTCTATGGCTTTGGCATACGTCAACGTATCAAAATAACAGTCTGTAACGTGATCTTCTGCCATTGCTTCGTATTCTTCATCCGTCAGACCTATCCATTTTTTATTTAGCTGTGTTTTTGGACACTGTTTGCAATACCCACCAATCCCACATTGCCCACCATCACATTCTGCTGGTTCAGGCTGCGCAAGTTTGGCTTGAAGTTCTTTTATAGTGTCATCATTGCGTTGGTCTTGATAAGTACGCGGATCGCCATGCATTGAATATGATGTGTTTTCGTAAAGCGCATCTAACGCTTGCTGTAATAGTTCTCTGTCAGTCATGTGTTCTTCTCCTTTAGCTTTGCTTCAGCCATTGCTAATTTAAAATGCACAGTTCCTCCGCCTTGATAAATCTCTTGCAGTTCCTCACCAGTCAGCCCCTGCCATTCGCGCTGTGATGGGGCGGTGTAGAGTGGTATGCAGTCCGTTTTGTCGCTTACTAAAACTGGGCGCTGCTTAACAACCAAATCGCCACAATCAATCAATGGAGTGCCATCAAGTTCTGTCAACATCCACGCCACCGGCTTCGGTTCAGGCTGCGCAAGTCTGGCGCGGAGGGTTTCGATTGCTTCGTCAAATATCCGTAAACCTTTGCGTTCTGCGCGTGTGTAGGTCTGCATTGCTTCCATTGCATCCAGCACCTGCTGCGCTTCCTCGCGGGTTAGTGTGATAGTCATGGCGCACCTCTTTCGCGGATAATCAAAGCCGCTACCTTGTAGTAATTGGAGAGCTTGTCTTGCTCTGCCATCCAGTCCAATGCTTTGGCGCAAGCCTCACGCTCTGCCTTCACTCCTGCTTGCCATCCTTCCCATGCCCAATAAGCCGGACTGTCTTGCGGATAAAGATTGTCAGTAGTTAATGATTCAGAGTTCCACCATTGATTGAATTCTTCTGTCATGGTCACTCCTTAGAATGGTGCATCGCGCATGGCTTCTTCAAACTGCTGGCGGCGCACCTCACGTTCAGCGGCGGCATCAACGTTTAAGACAAAGTATTGCGCTTTATCACCGCATCCTTTGTCGCTAATAGATGTACGCTCAGAAATGCAGAGGGGAAAGACTTCTTCACCATTGACGGGATTAACGATTGTTCTTTCGGGATTGATACAGCGGTCACGTTGACCATGAAAACTGCCGTAAAAAGCACAGTCAATGCAGAGCTTTATGTCTTTCAGGTAGGCCATACTAATCTCCCAGGTTAGGGTCTGATCTGTGCGAAATTGCACAATGCAAAGTTATCTGAAAACAATAATCTTTAACAATGAATAATATCTATTCCGTCAGGTAATTCATTAGGCTAAGACTATCTGTGGATAAGTCTGTGGATAGCCTGTGCATAACTTACATGGCATGAGACTTGCAAAGATATAGATATACAAGTACTACTCCTTCGGAGTACTACTCGACTAAGATTATCTTTATCCATATAAAAGCATATATAGATGCTTAAAAAATAATCAGTTGTTATTTTCCAAACTTTGGTTTCTTAGGTTTTGCTTTGAATCCCATTGCTTTGAATCTGGCAGCGAGATTGGTTTCCACTGCTGGCGTGTAGTCAAAGTTATGATCCAGAATGCTAGTGGCTTTGGGTTTCTCTTTGGGTCTCGCTCCTGGCTGCGTGGCCGGATGCGCGGGCGGGAAGATGCTACGGACTTTTGAAGGCTGGCTCATTGGCTCTCTCCTATGGTCTTTAAACGCGCATACAGGCGCGTATGGACGGAAAAAAAGGCGGTAAGTAGTCAGACTACCATACCGCCCATCAATGGCTTAAAACGGCTCTAATCGGTTTCGGTTTCCATCCTGCTGATTCTGGATTGATATGCTCTGTCTGCAAGCCCGATTGAATAACCGTCAAGGTAAGCGGATTCGTATTCTTTTGTTTCCGGCGGAAAATATACATTACCGGCTAGTCCGTCACGATAGCCAAAATGCCGGAATGTACTTGCTACTGCTTGATCTTGAATCAGTGAATCTTTGAATTTACCCATGCTAATCCCCTTAAAACGGCTTTTAAGCCGAAAAAATAGGGTTACCGATAGTCTGATAACCCTAAAACAGAAAACGGCTTAAACGGCTTGTTTTAAGCGATACCCAAATCCAATGGGTTTGTCTGATTCTTTTTCACCTAATAGGTTTCTCTTATAAACCGGCACAATTTCATGCCTTAATCTGCAATCAATGGTGAATGGTTGATTGTTTAATGCGTCAATCGCTTGTCTTTTGGTTTTGAAAATGCTCATGATCTAATCTCCGAAAGTTAAACTTCTAGCAATGCGTCAATGCAATGGCAATATATTTGCGCTGAATCTAAATCGGTAAAATCGGCAATACATAGTGTTCCACCGGCTTTAGCGTACAAATAAACGGAATAAAACAATTCGGGATTCAGATAGTCCGATAAATCAACGTCAGACTTGTCGATAGTTCCTAAAGCCTGACAAGTACGCTCTCCGTCCGGTAAAGTGAATTCCACCACTAGTGATAACTCGGTTCCTTCATATTGTGATAAGTCTCCAGCTTCATGAATTGTCTTCATTGTCTAATCTCCGATTAAATGGTGTCTTTTTGGCAAGCGGTAACCAATGCGCCAAGTGTGAATGTCAGAATCAGCAAACAGAATTCAGCGGTATCAAAATCGTCAATGAGATAGCCTATTGCTGAAACAATAAAGCCGGAAAGAATCGCCAAGTATTGTATTTTTTTCATTGCGTAACCCCTTCTGTTTCTTCATTGATAACTTGATTGATGTAGTTAATATCATGCGGAATAAGGTTACATATCGCATTTGCAACAAGAGCATAGAATCCTGCTCTGCATTGCATTGGCTCTGAAATGCTTATATTGTCACTTTTAAAACAAGCATTTACCCATTTTTGATGCTGTTCTTGAATTGCTTGCATATCTGATACCGTCATTCTCATAAGATACGCATTGAGAATTCGCGCATGGTCTATTTTGTTTTCCATTGTCTAATCTCCAGTAAGGAATGCCGGTAAACCCTGCCGGCTAGGGTGAATCATTAAGCGGCGAGCAATTCAGTTTCCTCTGCTACCTTGCAATTCAGAACATAATCAGCGGCAGCTTGTGCTAATCCGCTAGCCTTAAAAATAGCCTTATTGTCATTCTTTAATGCTTTTAGCCAAGATTCTATGTAACCGGCATGGCGTAAGTCTCCAGCAATGCCATGCGTTGAACAGAGAAAAGCTGCACCTAGTTCTGCAACCAATTCCTCGAAAGCATAATCAGGATTACCGAATCTACCCTTTGAAATATCTCTGTCGCATCGTTTCTTGTCGCTAGTCCAATGAGTTAATTCATGAAAAGCCGTTGCATAGTAATGCTCTGAAGACTGGAAAGTACCAATTTCAGGCATTCTGATAATGTCGCTGGAGGGAATGAAACAAGCGGTATCGCCGCCGTGGATGATGTTTGCTTCAGTGGCTTTGATAGTAGATTCACAGTTGTCTATCTTTGCATTGTCGTTTTGTTTATCGTCAGAAACAATAATATCAATGCCGTCAACTTGTGCGACATTAAAGACAAAGTAAGCCTTTGCAAAAGCGTAAGCCTTTTCTTCGCCTTCTGGATTCGTTGATTTGGCCTGAGACCAAAAGATGATTTTGGCGGCTTTTTCGCCTTTGCGAACATTTCCGCCTAGTTGTTCCCATTGCTTATAGGTTCCCCAAGCTGGATTAGAGTAGCCTTTGATTCCGCCTACCATTGCAAGCAATAGCCTATTGATACCGCGATAAGGCTTTTGACTGATGACATTCTTGTCAGCGCCTTGCGGCGCATTCCAAGGTTTAACCCAAGGCGCAGCGCCTTTTTCCAGCTCTGCAATGATTGAATCGGTAATTTCCTGATAGATATTCATTTTCTAATCTCCAATCTAATGAATGAATTGCGGTTTATTGATCTTGCGACAAAGCAATTAGAAACAAAACCATTAACGCATTACCAGCCAATGTCATCAAAGCACAGAGCAATAGCGGTTTACCGATAGCAATACCGAAAATACTTATCAGCAATAACATAACGCCAAGTAACAGGAATATTGTGGAATCTTTCATTGTCTAATCCTTTTATCTAATTAAATATTGTTTGCTGCTGTTAATGATTATAGTTGATTAGATTATTATTGCAAGCGATATATTCTATATAGATGAATAATTATATTTATCGTATATAGGTAGTTAATAGTCTATATCTATATATATAATATATATACAGGGGAAATACACTTACGTCACAATCAGGGAGAGTAGCGCTTTACAATCTGCTAACATACAATCATATATCCTTTGCGGCTTTGGGCAATGGACAATCCCTTCAATGCTTAGTGCTCAATGCGTTGATTGATGCAATCCGATAACTTAAAAGGGTAATGGACTGACAACAAAGATGCCAGGCTGCTAATTGTCTGTTTGGTAATGCAAGGTGGGACTTGAGTTCCTATTGTGCGCGCCCCATTCCCCTTTCCCCCCATAGAAAAAACCAGTTTTCTGGTTTATGCTTTATTTCATTGAATCCTTCGCTGGCGCTGTAGACGGTTGTTCGCCTCCCTTCGGGGAGGTTTTTTTTTGCTTGCTTTACTTATAGCCTCTGAGTATTATGATTATAGGGAGGTAGGTATGCTTATGACTGAATATAGCGGTATTAGGTTGGAGAACAACATTCCTATACCGGAGGGGAAGGTAAACCGTCGGTATCCGCATGAAGACATGGAGGTTGGAGATAGTTTCTTTATTGCGGGTGTGGCGTTGCAGGTTGTGTTAAATGCCAACTGGAGAGCTGGGAAGCGCATGGAGAAGAAGTTTATAGCCAGGAAGGAAGGAGAAGGGGTGCGGGTATGGAGAACAGCGTAAAGCCTCAGAACGGCCACGATGCGTGGCTGGCGATGGAAAATGCAAAGAAGGACTACATGGAGAAGTGCTGGTCTATGACCCATGCCCAGCTTTTCTCTGAGTTAATGCGGGTGCATACGGAGTCAGCCAAGATGCTGCAAACGGCACAAGAGAAGATTCAGGAGCTGATGGACGATATTGATGACGATGGCAAATAGGAGCCTATATGAGCAACGTAGTGGAGCTACATGAAGACTATATCGAGATGGAGCAAGATGACTATTGGGATGCGGTGCGCCGCATGAACCATGCTGAACTGGTCATGGAACTCCGTCGTGTCAATGCCAAGTCTGCCGGTCTGCTAGCCGAATGCCTGGCAGAACTGTCGCACTTGCGAAAGGTCATTGATGGAGAAGCAAGACCCTGAAGACAGGTATCAACAAGAACTCTTGTTATCAAGAAAGATACTGAAAGACCAAATGCGTAGAGCTATGGCTGCTGTTTCTCCGGCAGAAAAGAAAGCACTGGCTGCATATTGGAAAGAAGCATTTAGCCCAGACATGGCAAAAGAACTCCTGAGGGTGGCGCGTGATTACGAAGCCAGAGCAAGGATTGCCAACTGGAATTTAGAGTCTTTCGAGAAAGATCGGCGGGGAGCCAAAAAATGAAAGAACTTATTATTTACGTCTACGTTTCCGTTGTGGCAATACTCTGCCTCTACATAGCAGCACTCATTTGGGAAGCTAGACCAAAAGCAGAACTCAACTGCACAACCGCAGAAATCAACCCAGACTATTCGTATGCTGACCGACAGAAGTGCCGCCTGATTAGGGCGTACAAACTATGAAATTTAATTTAAACCAGTTCTACCGGTTTTGCTCTCAGCTAAAGATCGAAACAAAAGAACAGGGCTTGCGGAAGATGGACAATCTTCTAGGTACGCAAACCTATGTCATGGATGAGATTGCACAAGGACTGGCTGAAGATGTGCATTTCTTCGTTATTCTGAAAGGGCGGCAACTTGGCATCACTACCATCTCACTCGCACTCGACCTCTACTGGCACTTCATCAACCCTGGTCTGCAAGGAACGCTCACCACAGACACAGAAGAAAACAGAGATATGTTCAGAAGCACCCTCTCCATGTATATGGAAGGTCTTCCGAAAGAGTACAAGATTCCACTACTCGCACACAATCGAAACCAGCTTTCGCTCAAGAACAGAAGCCGCCTCTTTTATCAAGTCGCTGGACTCAGAGCTAAAGGCAGTCTTGGTCGCGGTAAAGCTATTACCTACCTACACGGAACCGAAACTTCATCCTGGGGCGATGAAGAAGGTCTAGCTTCCTTGCTGGCCTCCCTTGCGGAGAACAACCCAAATCGTATGTACATCTTTGAATCCACCGCCCGTGGCTTCAATATGTTCCACGATATGTACGTCACTGCCCGCAAAGCCAGAACCCAACGCGCTATCTTCTGCGGCTGGTGGCGCAATCAGTTCTATTCCGTTGATGGCGATTCACAGATTTACAAAGTCTATTGGGATGGCAGACTTACGCCTGAAGAAAAGGAATGGACACGCGATATTAAAAAGCTCTACAACGTAGAGATCAATAGCAGACAGATGGCCTGGTGGCGCTGGAAGCTCTACGAAGGCATCAAAGATGATGCGCTCATGTATCAAGAATTCCCGCCCACTGAAGACTATGCCTTCATCATGACGGGAACCAGCTTCTTCTCTAACGCCAGATGCACTGACGTTATGAAGATAGCAAAGAAGGTGGATTGCGACTATTACCGCTACAGCATGGGAGCGAACTTTCAGGACACAGAAGTGCTGAAGTCCACGGAAAGACTAGCAACCCTGAAGATATGGGAGGAACCGATTGATACGGCTTATTACGTTATTGGTGCTGATCCTGCTTATGGTTCTTCTGACTGGGCTGACCGCTTCTGCATACAAGTTTACCGTTGCTATGCTGACGGTATGGAGCAAGTGGCAGAGTTTGCTACATCTGAGATGAACACCTATCAGTTTGCGTGGGTAATTGCCCACCTTGCTGGCGCTTACAAGAACTCAACGTTAAACCTTGAGGTAAATGGCCCTGGTCAAGCGGTTATCAATGAACTGCGTAATCTGAAACGCCAAGCCTCCGCGATTGGCGGCGCAATGGGGCATGACTTGATGAACGTGCTGGGTAGCATGAGTAACTACATCTGGCGGCGTAACGACACGCTAGGCGGCTTGTCTAACTCTATTGGCTGGCTCACGACTGCTTCCAGTAAAGAACGGATGCTGTCTTACATGAAGGATTACTTTGAGCGCGGCATGATGGACATTTACTCCATTGATCTAGTGGAAGAAATGAAAACTATTGTGCGTGATGGTGGCGCTATTCATGCCTCAGGTCGCAACAAAGATGATCGCGTCATGGCAGCAGCCCTTGCTTGCGCTGCATTTGCAGAACAGTTGCAGCCTAGACTGATGGCACAAAAGATTACGCGCAGCGTTAGCCGAACTCAAGATGACAGTACGCCAGAACAGATTGCTGTAGGCCGCAATGTTGCGGATTATCTAAAGCGCATAGGAATTTATGGAAACCAATAAATATAAAAACATTACGGTTGTCGCTATCTATGGCAATGGCAAAGGCATGGATGCTGTTCCAGCAATCAAGAAGACCTGCGCTGCACTGCCTGGTTCTAAGCCGCTATTGATTACTGACGTTCCATTGGATGTTGATATTGAACAGCAGTTCTTAAACTCTCCCATGACTTATGAGGGCTATAGCGACTTTGTGATGTACCAGCTTCATGCGTACATAGAAACAGACTACGCGCTGATCGTTCAGCATGATGGCTGGGCGCTCAATCCTGAGAACTGGCGGGATGAGTGGCTGCAATACGATTTTATTGGTGGCCTAACCCATGCTGCACTTACTCCAGACTTCCACTTCCACAGAAACTACGAATATGTGGGTAAGGGTGAATGCCGAATTGTGCAGAACGGTGGATTTAGTCTACGCAGCAAGCGGTTTTTAGAAGCAATGACAAATTATGGGATTACGGTGCAGCGGTTTGGCCTACAAATGCTTAACAATGAGGATATTCAGCTTTGTTGCTTCCTAAGGCCGTACTTGGAGAAGGTTGGAATGCGCTTTGCCCCCGATGAGGAATCAAAGCTGTTCTCTTTTGAGCATTTATCCCCGATTGTCCACGCTGACGTAGATATTAAGAAGATATTCGGGCATCACAGTAGATTCAGGCGGCTAACCGGCGAAAACACGATGGATTGGCTGCTAACCCAGGAAGAAGTCGATCAAATTGCTCTTGAAGGTGACGTTTATGGACTATTTGAACATTATGGATATGAAATCCGACGAGTCGAGAGAGTCGGTTGAGGTTATTCCAAGAAAAGAACTCAAAGACATTATCAAAAGGTTCTTGCAAGACAAGAAACGTGGCATTCCAGTAAATCTGTTTGCAGACTTGTGTGGGATTAGTAAGCAACACTTGTATGAAACCTTCCTCCATGACAGCAGAACACTCACTGAGATCGTCCAGCGCCGTGTTTCTAGGGCGTATTGCCTGTGGAGAGA